TCAACCTCCAAGCTTCCCCAGTTCTTCTTCTATTTCTGTAATTTCTTTGCTAAAACTATTATAAATCTGTTCACTCACACCATCGTACTTTTGTAAATAATCCTTTAAATATATGAGTCGTTTTTCTAACCTTTCTCGTCTGCTGGAAGAATCTTGAACGGCATCTATAACCCCATCCCATTCAGCAGCTTTCTTTTCTTCTTCATTCAGCCAGGACCGGTTATGCAGATCTGCCCCATATATAGCAAAGGCTTCCATGATGATATTCGGGTAAAGCAAAGAAAGTGCCTTTTCAGAATTAAGATCCGGGGGAATATCTGATGGCGCAACATCTTGCATGCTTATTTCTCCTGCATTGAACAGAAATTTTCCGTTGTGTCCTTTCAAAAAGCTCTTTTTTTCTCTGTATTCGTAAATATATGCATAAACATACATATACCCATATGCTCCCAATAAGAGATTAACTGCATATTTCCCCCCATTCCACAACACCGGGTAAAATGTGTAACCATATGGTATTCTTTTCTTCTGTATTCCCGTTTTTTCTTCAGAAGATGGATCTCCATTTGTATATTTTCTTTTAATTCTTTCAAATATTTTCATTATTCATTTTATCCTTTCTTACTCCCTAGTTCTTTGCATTTTTCACAGGTTACCGCATTCAGACTTCTCCAAATTATATTCTCTGTTTCAAAATCTTCTCTATTTGAAGATCGACTCGACGACATCCAGAGCTTCCATGAAATCGTCAAGTTCTCCCTCATAATCTCCGTCTTCACCGACTGTAATACCCTTGCTTTCAACGTACTTGATCCATTCTGGGTAACATTCGTTATTACCAAACACCTGCGTATTGTTGATGTAAGTCCTGTATGACATTTTAGAATCTTCCTTTTAGATATCGTTTTAAATTAAATAAGTAAACTGAACTCTCGTAAAACCAATCACATCATTTATCTTTTCCCTTACTTCGTCCAAAGTCGGCTCCCTGACATATACCGGTGGCACGGATACTTTTTTCTTCTCGTTTCGTGACTGATGGCATAAACCAATAAGCAGGAATGGAATGCAATGAAAAGAACTGAAAAAAATAGCATATTTGAATAGCAGAGGATTCCCGATTGGCATCCTAAATTTTATTATTTTGGTGAATAGAAAGATCCATACGCCAGGTATCACAAAAAAATCATAGGTTATTAAGGCTTAAGAGTAATTCGTTTAAACAATAGTAGCTATTATTTAAAAATAATAAAGTTGGCTCATCTGGAATGATATCTTCATTGAATATTTGATTTTGAGAAAATTCATCTAAAGAATTAATTTCTTTAGTTACTTCATTGATAGTATTGATTAGATGGTATTTAATATTATCATATTTCATTTCTGTATCTCCATTTTTTTTAAAATTATTGCAACACCTAAAGTCTGTTAGGATAACTGCGATGTAGGTGTTGCAGCTACACTGAAATTTTAGTAATTTTATAGCGTTGAATTCTGTTAATATGAAATCAATTAGTTTTTGCTCTAATTTATTTCTGATATGGATTTGAGGAATGCCGGTTAGATTAAGTATACCTTCTTTAATTTGCAAAACAACTTGCTTCCAAGATAGTATCGACGACGCTTTCTTCTGTGAGGATATCCATAATCCAGCAATTTCTTCGTTATCAATTTTGTCATGGATTACAAAATTAAGTGCCATAATAGGCAACGATGTCTATTTGCTTTTCCCAGACATCTTGTTCTGGGGTAACTTCTTTCCACTTGCCTGATACTTCGGTTCATTGTTTTCAGAATCGTTTTTGAAAAACAAACTTGCCAAATCTGTTGTTACAACCAGAGTAAAAAACCATTCCACTATTAAAAACCATACTATAAGGAACCAAGCCACTTCCTCTATATTATTTGAAAATTTCATAAAGAATTTAACTACCGGCTCTGATAAAGTTACATGGACAAAAAAAGACGCCATAATAAACCTTAGTGATATACAAAATAAAATACGTTTCATAATCAAAATCCTTTCGTTTGTCATAGGCGGAAACACACTTCCTTCAATCACCACTTCCACTTTTCCTTATCGGTTTTGCAATCGCGAATATAGATGATCTTTGGACGTTTAAGGCGAATTATCCTTGAATCCGGTTTTTCCCTCGGATCACACGGCTGCCCATTTGTATCAACACAAGCTTGGTTGATAATCATTACTGAAGCTAATCCATGTGCTTTAGGATTTTTTATGATCTCAACAGCTTTCTTATATTTCTTTTTCGCAATTCGTTTATTCATACAATTCTACTCCCATTCACTTTAAGATTTCATCCAGGCACACATTCCAACCTGCAATTTTCCAGACAAGATTTGCATATTCACTTACTGTTTCTATGGCAGTTCCCGGAGCGGACACCAATCTGGTCTGCACGCAATATAATCTGTCACATCATCTCCAATACCTGGAGCATTGCAATACAACGTTCGCTCTCCATACCTTGGTGGCTGTGTATCGTCTGCAAAATCACACATATCGCACGATTCCGGCATATCCATAATCAATACTGCTTTAGGCATTTTCCACCTCCAAAATTTCAGACCTATGCTATCCACGCTTCTTGTGGCATCGCATCTGCATATCTGTCAAATTCTTCCCACTCTTTACTGTATTCGGCATAATTGCCCTGTTTTTTCTGCGCGGCATCATAAAGCTTTTCGATTTCCTTTACCGTTTGAAGTACACCGGTATTCTGATCTCTAAGAATGTCTATAGCCGCTTTCAGACTATCATAACGATTACGAAGTCCTATGTATGCTTGATACACTATGAAACATTGCCTAGACGCATCTATTAATTCATCTTTTGTCATGCGTTTTAATTTTCCCTTAGAGTCTTTTTCTGCCAGGTTTGATTCGTAAGAGGATATTCCAAAATAATCTCCCTCGTAGGAATCCCACCCAAGCAAATCTCCAGCACCTACAGCCACAAAGAATATATCAAAGCATTCCGGCACCCATTCTTCCTGTAGGTCTTCAAGCATTCTTTCACATTCTGCACATAGGTCTGCGAAAGCCATTTTGAATTCATAAGCTTCATCTTCATCACCAGATAGCGCATTTATAAGGCTGTCTCCTCCGTCTTCGGAATCCGTATACCAACGAATTTCTTCGCACACTTCCTGCATGTTCCACAAGTCTTGCGTTATTGCATCAAGATTCAAATTCTTTGCTATAGGTTTCTTGTATCGAAGGTTTTGTGCTTTTATTTTTTTGGTTTCTTCTTTATTTACCATTTTTCGCCTCGCTAACCACTAATTTCTTCCGGTTTCTCACACCGCTCAAATTCGATAGTCCACACCCACGGATTTGCATCCCAACCGTAGCCGTCAAGGTCGGATTTTTTGATGGTGGAATTCCATAATGCTTGCATAGCTCCTATTGGAGTTGTGTAGCAATTATGCATATCTGTTTCTTGCTTCCAGGTAAATCCTGTTGGACATTCATCATACTGTATGCCTTCACGTTTTGCTTGCTCATCGGTTATCTCCTGTAAATGCTCCACTCTCACATTCGTAACCTTCAGCCAGATACGCGCTGCTTCTTTCGGCATGCGGATGGATGGTTTCCACTTTGTAACATCGGCAATGTCATTCCTTTGCCAATCTTCGTAGTAATAGTATCCGTTCGGCGCCTTTTTCCATGTTTCCCGGACATAAAGAATATCGCCCGGCTGATATGGAGCTTTGTATGCAGTATTTATCAGTTCTATATCTGTCATATCGCAATATGGTTTGAACATGAGTTTCTTTTCTTTCAAGAATTTTTCAGGTGCTCCATTTTTACATTTATCCGGCAACATCCCTATGAGCTGTTGCGGTTTCACAATTCTTCTGGCGCAACTCTTTCTACCTTCCAGAATTGCCCTGACCATCTCTGTATTGAATAAAATCGCTTTTATTGCCATCTTTATCACCACTCCTTTACAACCTGTATCACTATCTCATATGAAAGAATTGGAATATACGGAAAATAAAGTAAACAATAATAGCTGCTGAAACTACCACTTTAGTATTTTGATCCATAATTTTTTCTTCTTTCCCTTTTAAAATAAATTCTTATTTTCCCCTCAACAAGTAATTTACCAGATCACTCCATATTTGTCTTCCATAGGGCAGAAACTGCATGTGTTCTGGCATTCACCCATAAAATAATCCATACAATCGTCTACATCGTCTTTGTCGGAATAAGGACATTCATGATATTGATCGGTATGATTTCTCTCATAGTCACCAACTGTTTTCTATTCTCAATTGCCGACAGATCTAATTGCATCTACACCACCGCCACCGCTTTTAACAATCTCGATTGCTTCAGTGGTAATCATTTCTTCTGGTTTCCCATGAAGCCTAACGCCAGAATTATATTCTTTGCTTCGCTGCTTTAATTTATCCACAACTGCATCCACATCGTAGGCGGTTGGAACACTCTTTACTTCCTTGCATAAATCGTGTATCAACAAATCAGTATTTTCCTTGCTGTCATCAAAATGATGATTGGCAAGCAATGATATTACATCATCTGCATCAATCAGTCTTCCCATCATTCACCTCATCTAATCCATCCAACGCATAACAGCCGCTTAAGCCTTTCAGCTTTACAACTACGGTTCCGCATACACTATACGGCTCACTTGTAACTTCAAAAATCTTGCCTTTATTTTTCTCTGACACATAGTATTTGTCGTTTATTACTACTTTCTTTCCTTTAATCATTGATTTTCCTCCATTTCTTTCAGCTTAGTTTCTGTTTCCTCACGAGTAAAGAATACTGATTTATTAATTTCGCAAATGCTGCATTGTTTAGCTACGCTTTCACGTATGTAGTACGCCTTATCACTACAATTCTCGCAAAATCCTCTAAAACACATTCCAGACCGATTACTTTTGTTTTTCCCGCAACAATACTCGATGGAATACACTGGTGCATCTTCACTGATTGGCAACCGCAGAAGCAACCCCTGCCGTTCAGTATCTTCGTATTTTCCTTTCTGTCATCAAAATGATGATTGGCAAGCAAAGATATTACATCATCTGCATAAATCAATCTTCCCATCATTTACCCTCCTGTTCCATGTTTCCTTTGCTTTTCCCTGCGCGTCCATCTTGTTAGGAAATTCTTTAATTTTTACATACGGACCAGCACATCCGCATTTACCGCATATAATCTCATTCTTCATTGCTCCTTTCAATTTTCCTTCCGCAAATAGGGCAGGATTTAACAGTTCCACTTGAAACACACCTGGTCCAACATAATATCCGCAACACTCTGTAACTCCATCAATTATCCGAGTTTTTTCATTGTTTCGTTCCACAGCCGCCTCATATACTTTTCTTCCTTTAATCATGCCTACACCTCCAATAAATGAATTATTGACGGATATTTGTATGCCAATATCATCGTTAAAACACCCAAAAAAAATACGACAATACCGCCTATTAGACCAACCCACCAATCATCCTCATCATCTTTAAGTTTAAATGAATTAACAACTAAAATAATTCCTAGAACAATCATGATGATAATTGCTTCATCAATCGTCATGGCTATTCCTTTCCGACCACACAGGATAATAATTACCCTTATTATCCATAATCCAATATCCGGTGCTCCATGTTTTTGTCAGCGGATCATATACTTTTCTTCCTTTAATCATGCCTACACCTCCAATAATTCCGGGTTGTCAAAGATGTTGCCGATAACTTCATAATCAACGGATTTTCTATATTCCTTAAAATCATTGGTTTCCCAATCACAAATCATTGGTTCCCATTTTCCTATTGGAATGTTATGTGAATTATTTAATACAATGTCAAATCTTGCACAAGGTGCATTCCATTTAACAACAAAATAATTTCCATTGTGTAGAATATCATTCTCAAAAATAAGCTTACCGTTCATGTCCTCACATCCTGTGCACCGGCAGATAGTAGATGCATCTACAACACAACGACAGAAGAAACCCAAACTATCCTTTGCGTAGAAATAATAACTTTCGTTGCCCTTTTTCGTGCAAAATGGGTATGACAGATATCCTTCCACCCATTCACCATTGTCGATCCGCTTGCCACGGAATAAGTATCTATTTTCCATGTTGTTCCTCCTTTTGACCGCAATCTGAGGCATCTATGTTAATTCCAATTTTTTCAAAATAAAATTTAACCGGTTCAATATGTTCCCGTATAAGTCCATACTTAATCGCCAGACGGTACTGAAATGTTTTTTGCAGGTTTCTCATTAGTGTGCTGGTTAATGCTTCACGGAAAGACTCCAGGTTACCACATGACTTGTAGAAGTTACATTGCCGGCACGCAGGAAGCAGATTTTCTTCTGAATACATTTCCTTTTCTGTCATTGTATGACTGGCATCGGTATTAGCAAAAACAGACTTAACATGATCCACTTGCATATCCTTGTATTCCAACTCACATCCACAGTATGCACACCGGTGGTTGCATTTTTCATACACCAGAAGCCGGATTTTCTTTGGTATCTTTTTATGTGCTGACATTATTTCACCACCCTTCATTTTTTTGGATCCGTCCATCGAATTCGCTGACCGCATTCAATACAGATATCAGGATTGATCAAACGTGCCCCGCATGTCGGACAGGCATATACAGGCTGGGTCCACCCTATCCGATTTGCATATTTTGGAATTTCCTTATTTTTTCTTCTTTTTCCCATTTTTATCTTTCCCCTCTGACCTGTCAAATTTTATCCCGAATGTATTTTTTATAAGAATAACCATGCCATAAATTGCCAAAATGATAAGCATAACGGCAATTATTCCGCAAAAACATATTGTTAAAAGTGCAATAATAGCTATAAGGGCATCTATGCCATATACAATAGAAAGAACAATTGACAAAATCAGAAAAATGATGGCAAAAATAAGAATCAGAAAATCTCCAAAGTTATTTTTATTCTTTATATAAATTCTCAAAACCTGACCTCCTAATATTCCACGGTTCTTGTTTTGACATTCTGGCTGACGGGGATTAAAATCTCACTCTTTACAGAAGTGGAATGGTATTTCTTATCGCCTGGGGACTTGATGGCAAGATCATAAACAACTGATAAACGTTCAGCATATGTCCCAACTTTAATAATATTGAGTTCTGTCAAACGTTTATAAGTACTGCTTAGAGTTCCGAAATCTCCGAATGCACACCCCCATAACTGGTAAAACTGATCTGTGTATCCTTCTATTGCGAAAGTCCGGTAATAGCTTGTTTTATTATCAATTACAAAACCGTCCTGGGTGTTTCCGTGGAAAGAATTATCCATGGAATCTTGTGTAATACCGTTAATCTGCGGAGATGTGCTTACAAGTGAGATGTCTGCATGCATATGCTCCACCATGACATCATACCCATCCGGCAAATTTTTGGTATGCACATTCATGTTAATCGACTTTGTATCCGTTACATGCCAGTTTTTCAAAGAATACTTTCCCGTATCATACTTACATATCAATGAGAAATCTTCTCCATTTACAGGAAGAATCTGCGTTAAGTTTGGAATACTTACAGTGCCATTGCTGTTTTCGGTATTTTGTAAAACATCAGTCTGTGTATCTACTGGAACATATTCCTCTTCATAGGAACACCCAGAAAAAGTGGCCGTCAAAAGTGCTGCCAAAAGGATCAATCCTACTAATTTTGTTCTTTTCTTCAT